TTTCCCGTAGATAGAGATCGGTTATACTATAAAAGTCGCAATGATTTAGTGAATTTAAGTTCATCAGAGAAACTAGTGTTTATAGCATCCTTTGTATGGATGTTGAATTGGGGTGTCCGTCTAACACAATCCTTTTTTAATTATGCTTTATCTTGAAACAACAGGGTATAATTACAGCAAGCAACGCTGTCAACGGATCGTGAATTGGTTCGTGAATACATATCTTCCTCGGTACAAGATTACTATTAATGTAGATCATCTTGGTTTAATGAGGCAGGGTGTGTTTGGTTGGATGTGGGCATCTGATTGTGATTACAGACCTCGTGAATTTGAGATTGAGATTCATAATCGTATGTCACCAGAGAACTACACCAAAACCCTCTTACATGAGTTGTGGCATGTTTACCAGCATGTGAAGAATCAACTTAAGGATAAGTATAACAAGAGGTTGTGGAGGGGCATAGACCACTCTGACACTGCTTACGCAAAGCAACCTTGGGAGAAGGATGCTACTATAATGGAAGAGATATTATACACAAAATATACTTCCTATTTGACAAAATCTAACCTTTCCATTTAAAATTATGAAAACCGCAGTTAAAACTGAGTTTATTTGTGTGAAACCAAGATCTGATTATGCACATGAAATGTTTGAGAACTCCATGTATAAACTACATTCATGTAGAGTAGCATGGAGAAGGAACGGTGAAGTTGGTCTTGAATCAATTACTAATCGTTATGACTTTACAATTCGTGAATCAGGTGATGATGATTGGGAGGTTATTAAATAAATAATTATATGTTAGAAATTCTTCTTGCTACTTCTCTTCTTACTTGTGAGTCATCACAAGAGATAGTGGATGGTATCATTAAATCTAAAGTATCAAGTAGAGAGGAACTCATTGAAGTTATTAAAGAAAACACTGAACCTGCATGTTATGAAAGACCAGAAAACACTTGATGAAGAACTAACACCACTTGATAGGTGGGATCGTGCAAGAACTTTAATGTTAGAGTCATTATATAAACCAGACAATCATCTTAGATCATGTTCTCATAATCAGAAATGTTATAATGAGTTGATGGCAATAAGAGATCAAGTGGTTGAAATGGTAAGAGATATGCCTAATCCATATGGAGAACCATTACCATTTGGTAAGAAGAATAATCATGTAGAACCTACAATTACAACACCAAATGGTGAGATTAGTGAAACTTTAATGAGTGGATCATTGGGTGATTATTATATGTCAGAGAGAAAGGACTAGGCATAAATTTTTGTTAAAATGTATCAGCAAATACAGACATAACTTGTATAAATATTAGTAGTCACCGAGAGGTACATTAAGAGGAACCAAATGCATTAAAGGTCTATATTATGTTCTATTGTAGTTTAATGGAGTAGGTTAATGCACAACTTAGTATCATATAACCAATTAGCAGGAGAGACTAATTTCGATCCTGAGAATGATTTAATCGCAGATTATTACGAGTGTTTAATCGAATGTGATGAAAGTCAGTCAGTTTGTAAACGCATATGTAAGGAGGTTTTAGTTTAAATTAAGTAAACCTTAGATTTAAATAAAATGCTAACACACTCACATCCACCTTAATTACTTTAATAACAAATAATCCATAACCCACTTGACATTTAGTTGAGTGGGTTTTATACTGTAAACATGAAATATACCAGCATACATACATCAGATGCAATGGAGCAGATGAACAATCCTCTTAGTCCTATTAAGATGGTAAGAGAAAGTTATTCTAGGTACTTGCAGAAGCATTTTACCGAAGTACAAGTACAGTTTATGGATGAGGAACCAGCATGGATACCTTATGAAACTCTTTTGGCAATGCAACAATCTAAAGGGGTAATATAAATGAGATGGTGGAAAGAGTGGATAGATAGTTTTAATAATGTAGTAGAATTGCCTGACCCTTTGATTACTGAATTGCACTCAAAGGGTTATTCTTATGATGAGGAGAAGGAGTGGTGGGTTCGTGTATGGAGCACTGATACACCAGACGGTAAAGAAGAAGTATTAGAAGTATATAAGAAAGAGGATGATAAGTGGAGACAAATGATGTATGGTAATGATGGTGAATTGTTCTATGAATCTGAGGTAACTAACTATGACTGACAAAATGGATGCAAACAGATTAGATGCTCAAAGGAATGAGTTGTTATCATTATTAAAGACTTATGCTTATAAAAAGGGTGAATATACCCTCTCATCAGGAAAGAAGAGTGAACACTATGTGAATTGTAAACCTGTTACTTTAAGTGCTAGAGGTATTACACTTGCTAGTCTCTTGATGTTAAAGGAAGTTGATACTCCTTATGTTGCTGGTCTTACATTAGGTGCTGACCCTCTAGTGAGTGGAGTGGCATTAGTCTCTGCTCTTGAGAATAAAATGATAAATGCACTGATTGTAAGAAAAGAAGCAAAAGGTCATGGTACACAGGCATGGATAGAAGGATTACTGCCACCAGAGAAAACAGAGATAACTGTATTGGAAGATGTAATTACTACAGGTGGTTCTGCTGTTAAAGCAGTGCATAAACTTCGTGATGCTGGTTATGTTGTGAATCGTATTGTAAGTATTGTTGATAGGCAAGAAGGAACTGAAGCAGATGATTTAATGAAGAAGGAAGAATTAGAATTGTATAGTATATTTAAGTTACAGGAACTAGCAGGTAAGTTTATCTAAATGCCTAGAATGAATACTGAAACTAAGTTGGTGTTTGCATTAGAACATATTGCACACCTTGAGGATTTAATTGAGGGTAATGATTGGGAAGATTTTCTCTCACAACCCTTGTCAACACTGAAGTTTGAGTTTGAGAGGCAACTTAGATTAGAAGAAGATCGCAAATCTTAGTATAATAAATATCATCGAATAGCAAATTTGATACAATGGCAACTATTACTTTACAATCTCCTGATGGATCAACAGAAACATTTGAATGTGATGCAGATACTTTTATTTTAGATGCAGCAGAAGAAGCAGGTATTGATCATCCATCTTCATGTAGAGCAGGTGCTTGTTCTGCGTGTTGTATGAAAATTGTAGAGGGTGAAGTCAATCAAGAGGAGCAAACATTTTTAGATGATGAGCAAATGGATGATGGATTTGTTCTCGCTTGTGTAGCATATCCTAGTTCAGATGAAGTTAAGTTACTTACAGAGCAAGAGGATGAGTTATAAATAATACTTCGTAGTATAATTACTTAGTTTATTTTGAAGGATAAGAAAGCAGCAAAAAAATTATTGAGACTTGCAAAAAAGCATCCAGAGTGGTATAGTGAACAAGATGTTTACTATGCTAAACAAGTTAAGAAGCGTATTAAAGAAGAAGAAAAACTTAAAAAGGAGTTACATGACTAAAAAGGAGTACACTGAAAAAGAGTATTGGGAAGGTAGAGTTCCTGATGAATTATTTGAAGAGTATTTAAAGAAGTATGGTTATGAATATACTCCTACTGACTACAACAAAATTCCATCGAGGTATTAATTATGGCACTATCTGAACAAACACTAGATCATCTACTTGAAGCAGAGGGAAACATTAGAGCAGCAATTAAATGTGCTGCGGTGAATGAAAATCCTTTGGTTATAACTCAAATATCTAAATTACTTTATGATATAGATCATCTTAAGCAGTTTGAGAAATTGCAAGATGTTATTGAATCTCACATGAATAATAGTGACGAATGATTGCGGAACTCTAAAGACATTATAAAGTTTATAGATAAATCATATAACTATGTTAGAATATTAACACATTCCACCAAAAGACTATGATTAACTTAGACGAGCGATACCTATCTTACTTAGATGGTAGTAAGAAAATGAGAATAGATGGTATAGAAGAAAAGGTTGAGTCTTATGGTTGGCACTGTGATGGTAATGACATTAAAGGACATTATGTAACGACAGAGAATTATAAGTTGTTTTATAATATGGAAGGATTGTTCACTAAGATGGTGGCACTTAGAGAACTGGCACAAACTATTAGGTGAATGAATCCTTTTCATGTATAATAGGTTTATTGACAAAATTAAAATGAAAATAGCACTTGCAGCGTTATTAACACTCACTCCTGTTTCAGCAGTTGCGAGTCCTGTCATTATTCCTAATGATGACTATCAACCAGGATATTCTAATCAGAGAACTTGCTTTAAAACTGAATATCGTGAGGAGTATGTTCCAGGAACTCAAGAAGATCCTGGTTATGTAAGATCTTGGACAGATACGGTGGAAGTACCTTGTAAAAAGGCAAATCCTAATGTGGGATGGACACCAGGATATAGACATAGACCAACACCCCCACCTTATCGTAGGCATGTAACTGTTTATGAGGATGTAGATACCAATGATTGTTCTGAAGGCACTATTGCAGGTGGGATTCTCGGTGGTGGACTCGCAACAGCAATTTCTAGAGGTAAAGACCAGTGGTGGGCAATTCCTACAGGTA